GAGGCGGAAACGCAACTAACAGCACAGGTGGAGGCGTAGATGCTAAAGGACCTTATAGGTACAACCCACCGATGGTTAAATCTGCGTACTTTAATGCTGGAATGGCTGCAAAAACTTTAGGAGATTCAGTTATCACTGCTCCTGGTTACGAGTCTGCACAAAATGCTTGGGGAGCAAACGGAAAGCATAGCCGTGGCGCAATTCAAATGGACAAAAAGTTTGTTACTAAAGTTTTAAAAAAGAAAGACCCAACAGGTACCACTTTTACAAACTTTGATGACCAACTTTATGGGTTTAGATTCCTCTATAACCCAACGACTGTCAGTATGGGTTGGCAGATTAATACTGCAATGAATCCACAGTTTCTTGCAAGTGGAGACGATGAGTTTGTTCCTATTTCTGCTGGTCTGTTGTCAAGCGTAGTTGAATTTACCTTGTGGTTAAACCGTATTGAAGATATGAAGATTCTTTCAGACAAAGGAATTACCTCTAAAAACCCATACCCTTACCCACGCACCATCACCGCAAAAGATGAAACAGAGTTGTGGAAAAAAGGTACTATGTATGACCTTGAGTACTTATTTAAAACACTAAACGGACCTCATGCAACTTTCAAATCATCAATGTTGCAAGGGGATACCGCCGATAGAGGTTGGCTACGACCTGCAATCGTAGAACTTCACCTTGGTGCACAGATGAGGTACAAAGTTCGTATTCAAGACTTCTCAGTAAATCACATCATGTTTAACAGCAAGATGGTTCCAATTCTTTCAACTGTTAAGTTGACCTGTTTACGGTTCAACGATTCTCCCGAAAGAAGTGGTGGAACAGGCCTCACCACATACACAACTCCAAGTGGTGGAACATCCTGGTCTGGTTCTCCTTCTCCTTCTGATTTACAAGCGGCAGGTTACCGATGATATTTTTAGACAGCAGATACGCAGATGGTCGCCTTTATAAGGCTTACGACTCACGCACAGGAAAGTATCAATTATCTGTAAATAGAACTTGGCCAAACTATGTAACTACATTTTTTTGGCATTACTGGGTAGAGACAGACAGACTTGATAACTTGTCTTTGCGTTACTTAGGAAAGCCAAATTTGTGGTGGCGAATTGCAGATATAAATCCAGAAATTGTTGACCCATTTTCAATAGAGCCTGGAACACCTTTAAGGATTCCAAATGAATAGGTCCTATCAATATAGGAATGCAACTAGTTTTAAAGTTACATTTCCTGATTTTCCTTCTTTTAATACCTTGCCTCATAACTTCAGGCTTATTCAAAAAGCAGGAAAACAAGACGTTGTAGAAATAACTTATCCTAATTTCACCCCATTTTATCAACAGGCATTGAAGACTGGTGTTCCTTTAACCATATCGTGGACTAACGGATTAAACACAAATATTTGGTATGGGTATGTGTACGACGTTAGCCCAACCCATCAACAGAGTTTAAAAAAGCCAGTAATGGTTAGAGGTATGGGTTCATCTTTTGGTCTAAAAGATATGGGCAATAAAATTTGGGTAAACAGAACAGCCACCGAGATAGTCACTGAAATAGCCCAAAAATTTAAACTTAAACCAAAAGTTACACCAAGCAAAATTAGGTTTTCTCAACAATCTATGGTTAACCATACCTACTGGGAAAAACTAAAAGAACTAGCCCACAGAGTAGGCTATGTGGTACAGATGAGTAAGACAGAACTTCATTTTCATCCTCTTGATGTGATGATTGATAAGTTTGCAACTGTTATCCCTGTTCTCTATCATGATTGGGAAGAGAATCAAGTCGTTTCAATCATGTCTCCTACCTTAGATACCTTTGTTCCTACAGTCGGAGACTCAACTGAGGGCGTTTATAGTAAAAGAGAAAAACAAGTATCAGGTATTGACCCATTAACTGGAAAATCCTTTACTGCTTCTCATTCCCCAAGTGATTTTAAAAAAACGTTGAGAAAAGATGTAAGAAACACGCTCTTTAAAGAAAGCCTTAGTGGAACCATGTCTTCTAGCCCAAGTATGGCTAGAGAGTTGTCTAAAGCACAGGCAGTGCTGTCTCACTACTCCTTACGTGCTGAAGGCAAGGGTCAGGGAGACCCCCTAATGGCTCCATACAGAACTGTTGAGGTAAATGGGACTGGAGACTTCACAGATGGTTTTTGGGTGATAGAAGATGTTGAACACTTCGTTACTCATGATGGTCGGTATTACGTAGACTTTACCTGTATGTCTGATGGAACTGGGGCAAACAAAGGGGGAGTATTTAGACCTACAATGGCTGGCACAGTTCCAGTGAGAAATTTAACCTTTGAAGCCTCTACAGAGGGTTTGAGTGCACCTACCTCTACTAGAATTAGCGCTACTACAACAATAGTGAACGCAAACTCCGTTGGGTACACAGTTGCCCCTAGAAGATGGGTAGGTGCATAATGGCCGAAAAAGCAATCTCCCTACCATTTGCAATAAACTCTTTTGGAAAAATAACAGACACTACGGAGCCTCAAAAGATATGGGGAGACAGAGTACGCTCTGTAATAGGCACAGCACTAAGAGAACGGGTCATGCAGCCTGAGTTTGGAACAGACATACCTTCTTCAGTTTTTGAAACAACAGAGGATGCTGACGCACAAATCAGAACAGAAGTAATTGCAGCCTTTAATTCTCAATTGCCATCTTTAACATTAGACGACGTAACGTCAACCTTTGATGAGTTTTCAGGCGTAATGAACGTAGACATCATCTACGCATTACCTAACGACGAAGTTGTCAGTACATCTATCGGTTTAGTATCTATAGCAGGAACCGCCCCAATCTATGAGGAGTCACGATGAGTGTAACCCCCCCATCCAATATCCCGTTGTCTGTTGACTATACAAGCAAAGACTTCTATTCAATTAGAACAGAGTTAATTGCTCGTATTCAAGACCGAATTCCAGAATGGACTGCAGCAGACCCAGCAGACTTTGGCGTTGCTCTTGTAGAGGCTTTTGCCTATTTGGGAGACATGATTTCCTACTACATAGACAGAAACGCCAATGAAGGGTTCATATCTACTGCTACTCAAAGAAGTAGCGTCCTCAGTATTGCTCAGACATACGGTTATAGCCCAGCAGGTTATCGTGCAGCCTTTGTAACAGCAACTTTCAGTAACACTTCAAGTACCGCTGTAGTTCTACCCGTTGGAACTGTATTGGCAGGAGAAATTATTGAAGGAGACACGGTTCAACCAGTGTATTTTTCAACTAACACAGAGATTGAAGTTCCTGCTCAAGTAGGCTCTACTGTAGGAACTGAAGACATAACCGTTTACCACGGGCGTTCCATCACACTCATTGCAGAAAATGCAAATGAATATGGTGAATTAATTGGAGAGTCAACTGGAAAACCAGGTATGCGTTTTGATTTGAGTGAAACTCCAGTAGTAGAAGACTCAGTTGAGGTGTACGTGCAAGATGGCGATGTGTACACCAAATGGACACAGGTGCAGCACTTATTAGACTATGACTCAACAGACCAAGTCTTTTCAACATTAGTAGATGAAGAAAACAACGTCTCAATTATCTTTGGAGACGGTGTTTCAGGAGCAATTCCAACTTTGTACTCAGAGATACGAACCAGGTATACCGTTGGTGGAGGCTCTTTCGGTAACATTGTAGATGGAATTTTAGACACTATTGATTACATCCCTGGATTGTCGGAGTCTCAAGTCACTGCGTTGCAAAGCACTCTCACTGTTGCTAATAACTCAGTTGCAGTAGGTGGGTCTGACCCAGAAGACACTAATCAAATTAGAACTGCTGCTCCAATTTCTTTGCGAGCAAACACCCGAGCAGTAACTCTTCAAGATTTTGCTGATTTGTCATTAGCAGTTACTGGAGTAGGAAAAGCAAACGCAACTGCATCGGTATGGACATCTGTAACGGTTTACATTGCCCCTACACGTTCAGCAACAGATGCTGACCCAGCACCAGGTCTTGACGAAAATGGAGACCCAACACTGGAGTACGACGGATTAAAAGAAGATGTTGAGGTTTACTTGTCTGACAAAATCTTACTAGGAACTACTGTAACTGTATCTCCACCAACTTATGTGGATGTGTTAGCAAGCATTCAGTACACAAAACTCGACCAATACACAAACGCTGAAATAGAACTTGCAATTAAAAATAAGATTCTTTCGGACTTCGGATACGCGGGAGTATTTTTTGAAGACACCATCTATCCTCAAGATATTGAGTTTGCTTTGCAACAAGTTCCAGGAATTAAAGTTGCAAAGGTAACGCAACTATACCGTGATGGAGCAAGCCCAGCGCTCACTACATTAATTGGTGACCCAGACGAGTTGTTTAGATTCACTGAAGCCAATACGAACATTACAGAAATCTAATGGACGGACATATCAAGAGACTGTACGGAGTGTATCGAGCCGTTGTTGACGACAACAATGACCCGCAATATCTTCGTAGATTAAAGGTAAAAGTTCAATCAACCTCCTTTAATAAAGACGCAACTACTAACTGGATATGGCCAATAGTTTCTACTAGTCGTCCTCCAGCAATAGGAAGCGGCGTGTACGTGTTCTATCTTGGTGGTGACCCAGACTACCCAGTATGGGTTGGAGAATTTAGTACTCCAGAAAATGTTCAAGGAGGTTTTGCTTACGGGTCTTGGTTCAGTAGTTCAGACCAAACTGCTGCTGCTATTAATACAGCATATAACTTTTCAGTAGACAACAAAGACTATGAAGAAGGAATAGCA